TATTAGTTCAAGTGGAGGCCAAAATCCTAGCATTTCCAATACGGGAGTTCTATCTGTTTCTGCTGGTAATGGTATAACAGTAACAGCCGGTCAAAATCCAACAATTACCAATAATGTTTTGGGGAAGTACGGAGCCAATAATGCTTCTTTAGCATTAACGGGAACGCTGGCCGCTATGGCAACTCTAACATTCACAACTACTCTACCTTCTCAGTTTTTGATGGTATGGGGAAATCTAAATCTACTTGCGGGGGCTTCTGGTGCAGTAGTAGAAACACAATTATCAATAGCCGGAACACCGGGAGACACATATACGACTAATATTACAAACGGGCATTATCAAATATTAACACTATTAGGGAGAGCGGCAACTCCCCCCTCTGTGGGGACTTTTAACGTTATCGTAAATGCTCGTGTCGTAACTGGAAGTGCTACAAAAGATAAATGTGCTGTATCCGTAATAGGACAAGCTACTCAATCTGCTTAATTTTGAAGAATGTAGGGAGTGTAGGGAGAATGTAGGGTGTGTAGGGTAAATCGCAGAGTTTGGTCGTTGGCCGAAATTTTATTCTCCCCTAAGGGCAAAGTTGCGGTTTACCCTACACACCCTACACTAACCCTACACTCCTATCTAAACCCGATTATTCCTAATATGTAGAAATGCCAATAGGTAGGCCCCAGAGTTCCAATTTGTATCCGTACCCCTCAAAAGCCAAATATATTTATCTACGGAAGAAAGGCGGTGATGATAAGTATGTCGCACAGAGGAGATATCCCGAAGGATTCAGTAAGAGTGCGGTCTTTTGGACGTTTGAAGAAGCCTTGGCGTTTTTGAATGCACTAGAATAGAAATGAACTTATCGGCTGGAGCAGAAAAACAAGCACAAGCATACCCACTAAGCGATGATGATATCCGTGGCTTATTGGGAGGGAATATAGAAATTACCCCATATCCCCAAATAAAGGACGTACAAAGTATTAATGAACTTTTTGACAATCGGGGCCGAGCTATCATTTTCTATCCACAGCAAAGCACAAATGAAGGACATTGGACGGCAATGATAAAGGACGGGCGCCAGATTGAATTTTTTGACCCTTATGGTGAGCCTCCAGACGCACAGAAGGACGGGATTTCCAAGAATCAGCTTGAGAAAATGCGAATGGATCACCCCGATTTGACCCGGCTCCTAGAGAACAGCGGTTGTCACGTTATTTTCAATAAGGTACAACTCCAGAAAATGGCGAATGACGTGCAGACGTGCGGCCGTCATTGTGTCTGTCGCCTTCTATATTACAGATTGCCAATCCAGAAGTACCGGCAGATGATCCATAAATCCGGTATGACCCCCGACGAGTTCGTTGTTGCTAAGACTTATAACAACTTAGGGAAGTAAAATATTTACACAGTATAGAATGTCCTACTCGTTTCGCAGTATAGTTGATGGTGGAGCCGATAGCGAGATGATATATTTTAATGCTACGATGACCTCCACCAAGACGGCTGACCTTACCGTATCGCAGCCGCCTCAGCCGGTGAAGTTCAACGAGACTCGTGATGCACCTATTATAAAAGATGCGTCACAGTACAATTTCTCTATTATCAAATTCACGATGAACGGCCCCGGCCGTGAGTTGCCTCTATTTATTCCGCTCATCCAGACTAACGGAACGGTGTCTCTGACTGGCCGACAGAATGACCCGAACCGGACTATTTATAACCTTGCTATTCCCTATCAGCGGGTTTGGAACTATACGGACAGCGGGACGGGTTTGGCTGCTACGGCGGTAATAACCGTAGCCCCCCAAAGCACTCCTATCATATATGTCCCCGAAATTCAAAATCCTCTTATTGCACCGGTTCCCCAAGTCCCAGCAACGGGGATAGCAAAGCAAGACCTATCTACCCGGTACTACTGGACCTATACCTACAGCCATTTCGCCCAGATGGTAAATGCGGCTTTAGAGTCTGCGATGTTAGATACCTTTACGGCGTTCAACATTTTTTGGGGAACTCTGCCAACGGCAACCGTCAATCCCTATTTCACCGCCGGCGTTCCCGATTTCAACAAGTTCCTTCTAGACCACGATGTCCCCTTTATCAAGTATAACGAATTCACGAAGCTCTTTGAACTATACGGCGATACGAGGGCTTTCAATGTCAGCGGCCAGCTAGACCCGCTGACAAATAGTATTCGTACCGGCCTAATTACTGGAGCACAAGCCCCGATTCCGGCCTTTGTCCCTCCCGCTTATGTTGCTGGAAACCCCGCCTCTCCCGCCTCAACGGCCTACCTCCGGCTGTTCTTCAATACGGAGCTAATGAACCTCTTGGCAAACTTTAACAATACATTCGTCGGTGCTGTGGGCGGTAGCAGTATTCCTTTTCCTATCCCGACTTTTGGCAACTACAATTATCCTATCGGCAATTCCACCCCTTTCTCCGGTGCGGGTCCGTGGCTGTATTCCTACGAAATTCTATTTGCAAACCAGCTCTATACGAATATCCTCAATAACAACCCTCTACTGCAAGGCAGCCCGTCGGTCCCTCCTCCAGACTATAATCCCTATTTCCTCATCCCGACGGACCGCCAGAACCTCTATTGGAAAGTCGTCCAAGACTACCGCTCTACGGATGCGATGTGGTCCCCGGTGTCGGCGATTGTATTCACCTCGGCGATGCTCCCGATTAAGAAGGAGTACAATTCAGCGAATGTGGATTTGAATGCGGGCAATTTGGGCACCGGCTCTGTTGGCTCCCAGAGTGCCTTCCAGCCTATCATTACGGATTTCAGTATAGACCAGCAGACCGAGGGGGCCGAGGGCTATCGCAACTTCACCAAGTACGAACCTACGGCAGAATACAAAATGCTTTCTATGACAGCCTCTCACGAAGAAATCCGCAATATAGATATCCAAGTCTTTTGGAAATACCGGCTAACTGGAGAACTAATTCCCTTAACAGCGGCGAATTGCTCCGATATTAATATTAAAATGTTATTCCGGAAAACGGACTACCGCTCTTAAGTCCGGCCTCTAAAAAAGTGTTCTCACCCTTATTTTTTTTATACTTCTTAAGTATAACCAAGATGAGTGCGGACATTGAGAAGTTGGCCGTATTTGATGATCGCATCGTGCAGACCCGCCCGAAGTACGCCGTGGAGAAGGGTGCTCTGTCCCTCACAAACGCCCCGTTTGCGGCGATTTCCCAGTCCCAGTCCCAGCACACCTACAACGTATATGTTCCTTCTGAGAACGTGTATGTGGCCCGTGATATGGACTGGTCCTCTACTTGCTATCTCCAAGTGTCCGTTCGTCTGAACGACACGACGGGGGGCCAGTACCCGGTAGGGGAGCCTCTTCTGCAGCTGGGCGTGGATGGCTCTTTGGCGGCCTTCCCTCTGAATTCCCTCTGTGCGACGATGACGGCGACCATCAACGACACCACGGTAACTATTAACTCCCAAGATGTGCTGACCGAGGTTCTCCGTCTGACGGACTATAAGCAGAACCGCCTCCAGCGCACTTGCCCGACGATGTTGGATAAGTACCAGCAGAACTCCGATGCGCTGAATGCGACCAACGACCCCATCTCCGGCTATACCAATATGAGCCACGACTACCACGAGCAGCCCAACGGCACGTGGGCGAACTTGTCCTTTACGGATCGTGGCGGTGCGCCTCTGTCCGGCAACGGCACCTACACGGATGCGAATGGCGTTGATATTAACTACGTGGATGGCGTCCCGGTATCCACGGACGACGGCGCCGGTGTCGTGAATGGCCTCTACATCGTGTATCTGCGTTTCCGCACCACGGAGAAGCTGGTGCTGTCCCCCTTTGTGTTCGCTGATAGCCACGGCTCCGACACGGGCCTCTTCGGCATCAACAACATCCAGCTCGTGTGCAATCTGCGTGAGCCCGGCCGTGCTCTGCGTCTGCGTAACAGCACGGTAGGTTCGGCCCAGAAACTCTATTACGCCGGCCCCAACGCCCCGACTTCTTGGCTGCCCCCGGTTCAGTACAACTCCTCCCGGGCCAACGGTCCCTTTGAGAACTCGTTCCTCAACGTGCAGTTCCTCACGCCCTCTCTGGATATCCCTCTGCCCCCTAAGAGCGTGGTGCCCTATATGGAGATCCCTCGTTACATCACGCAGCCCCTCTCAACGGCGTTGTCTGCGGGTGCGGCGAAGCAGCTTATTTCCCAGACTATCACGCTGCCC